AGCGAGGGGACACTTTCACGATCGCGGGCGTCTATGAAACGATGCTCAATCCGCAACGTCGCTGGTGGCAATTCTGGAAGCCGAAGATAGTCCCGAATTATCGGAAGCTTCGCGAATTCAAGGTACTGTGATGAACCTGCAAGAGATCGCCACGGACGCGGGAATTTCCATCGACGAAGTGCGTACCCGCTGGCTTTCGCTGCGGGCCGCGCGGTGGAAAGCCGACTTCAAGAAATTCGCTCGCGAAGCTGTCCGTATCCGGACCAAATCGGGCGATCTCGAACCTCTAGTACTCAACGAGGCGCAGGAAATCTTGCACACAGCGGCGGAAGCGCAGCTTGCAGATGAGCAGTGGGTACGCCTCGCCGGCCTGAAAGGGCGCCGACAAGGTTTCTCAACCTACGTCGCTACCCGAGGATACTGGCGCGCGACTTTGTGGGATTACCAGAGGATTTATATCCTCTCGCACGAAATGGCGTCCTCCAACGTCCTTTTCAGCATGACTGCGCTCATGCAGGAGAAGCACCCGTTCCCGCCGCAGGTTGGCACCGACAACGCCAAGGAACTGGAATTTGTCAAGCGGGGTTCGTCCTACCAGGTGGCGACGGCAGGCCAGAAGGCAGGCGGGCGCGGCGGCGCTGTGACTTTCTTCCACGGCTCGGAAGCGGCATGGTGGACAAACGCCCCGGACCACTTCGCGGCATCGGTGCAGGGCGTGGACGAAGTGCGAGGCGTGTGGGGCGTTCTGTGGCGGGCGCCGGCCAATCCTCTGCCGTTCGAACGCGGCGTCGAGGACATTTATGGATGGGTCAAGGCGCCGTCCGAAATCTGGCTGGAAACCACTTCCGCAGGCCCTACGGGAGAATTCTGGAAGCGGTATATGGACGCCTTGAAGGGTATTGGCCGGTATCGTGCGGTATTCGTTCCGTGGACGGCGCAGGAAGAATATTCCGAGCATGGGGATTTCACCCCTGCGACCGAAGCCGACGAGGAAGGCGAACTTTCCGAACTCGAATATCAGGAAATCCACGGGCTCACTGACGGGCAAATGCTGTGGCGCCGGGCGAAGATCCACGAACTCGGGTCGATCGGCAAATTCCGGCAGGAATACCCGATCGACGTTACCGAAGCTTTCGCGGCATCGGACACAGAAGGCGTTTTCATCAAGCCGGCGATTGTGCTGCGCGCCCGCAAGCGCGAAATGGAGGATCCCGACGCTCCCCTGATCATCGGTGTTGACCCCGCAGGTTCGGGGGGCGACCGATTTGCCGTGGCGTTCCGACGGGGAGACAAGATCCTCAAGGTGGTCCACCGCAACAAGCTTGAGCACGACGAGGCAGTAGCCTGGCTATCGACCATCATCGACGAATACGCTCCGAACCGGATGAACATCGACCGGGGTTCGATGGGCCAGAACATCATTTCGTCGCTGCGCAACCTGCATCGCAAGTACGCGGATATTGTAAAGGGGATCGACTTCGGCGGCACGTCCCGGTTCAAGCTGGCGACCCCCAAGCGGGCCGGCCCGTGGAACCGCCGTGCCGAAATGTACGACGAACTCAAGACATGGATCATCGAAGGGGGAGCAATCCCCGACGACGACGATCTCGCATCGGACATGAGCGGCCCCAAGCAGAAGTGGCGCGCGAACAACGATTGGTTGCTTGAAAGCAAGTCCGACATGAAAGCGAGGGGGCTGCGCTCGTCCGATCTTTCCGACGCATGCGCATTGACCTTTGCAACGAAGGAATGGTTTGATACATGGACTTCCCCGGATAAGTCGAAAGGCTTCGGGGCGGGCGTGAAGCTTCGTGAAGTCACCGGAGCAGGCATAGGCGATCACGATGGTTTCTATGAAGCTGATGGAGCCTATGGCTGGATGGGATAGTGCAATGACCGACCGAATTTCCGTAATCCGAGACGCAGGCAGCGGTAATGCCAAGCGCTCGTCCGCCACTCCCGAAGAAATTGCTGGATGGATGGGTGGTGCCGGGGGTTCGGGCACCCAAGGCCCCAAGGGAGATACCGGCGACACTGGCCCGGCTGGTCCCAAAGGCGATACCGGCGACACTGGCCCGGCTGGACCTCAAGGAAATACTGGCCCTCAAGGACCAATGGGCGTTCAAGGTCCCAAGGGCGATACCGGCGACACTGGCCCGGCCGGACCTCAAGGGGTGCAGGGGCTTATCGGACCTACCGGACCCGCAGGCGCAGATGGAGCGGCCGGGCCGCAGGGAAACCAGGGCATCCAGGGACCGGCAGGCAATACCGGCCTGACAGGTCCCCAAGGCGCCAAAGGTGACACCGGAAACACCGGGCCGCAGGGAATTCAAGGTATCCAGGGACCAGCCGGGGACATTGGCGCAACCGGACCCCAAGGGGCGCAGGGAATTGCTGGACCTACGGGACCCGCAGGCGCAGATGGAGCGACCGGGCCGCAAGGAAATCAAGGCATCCAGGGACCGGCAGGCAATACCGGCGCGACCGGGGCACCGGGGGGTGCGGGATCGTCGATAATTCTGAAAGCCGCAGGAACCTTCATATCCACGGCGATCAACGCGATTGCCCTAACCACGCTCGCGGGCGCGGCGGGGCGGCTGGATTACATTCCGTATATCCCGGCGACCAACATTTCGATTTCAGCCCTGGCTTTCGAAGTCACTACGCTTTTGGCAGGGTCGAATGCCCGGATCGGAATTTACTCGTCGAATGCCAATGGAACGCCGAATGCGCTCATTGCGGGATCCGGCGATTTGAGTTGCGCGGCTGCGGGGGTGCAGTCGTTCGCCACCACGCAAAATCTCGTGGCGGGAACCCTGTATTGGTTGTGTATTCACACTTCGGGAACGCAGATTTTGCGAGCGATCCCGGTAGCTGGGGCACTTCCAATCAGATCGTCAGCTAGTGGAACAACAGTGCTCACGGTAGGGCGAGCAACCCAAACGTATGGTGCGTTGCCTTCGACGGCCCCGGCAGTCACGCCGACAAGCAGCATTGTTCCTTGGGTCAGAATGACCCTTGCCTAAACAGGCAATGTCGCAGTAATTGAAATTAGAAGGGACATGGGCAATGGCTGGAATTCGTGACAACTTGGCGAGGGAAGACCGCGAGCTTCCGCGCACTCGGACCAAAACGCCAAGTGGTTTCGATAGCGAAAGCGCTTTCCTCGAAGATATGCGCTCGAAATATGAATGGGGCTACGGCTACAACGAACACAACATTCTTGCAGGCAAGGAAGATGCCAAGTTCACGGTAGGCAACCAGTGGGATCCTGTGGTTGAGCAGCGCCGCAGGACCGCGAACAAGCCTATTCTGACGTTCAACCGCTTGGTGGCGTTTGTTGCGCAGATTGTAGGCAACCGTCTCATGAATGAGACAGAAATTCGCGTTCACCCGGACAAGGCAGGCACCAAGGAAGTCGCCGAAATCCGGGAAGGGCTCATTCGCTCGATCTTCAAGAATTCCCATGCGGATTTCGCCCGGGACGAAGCTGCGAAGTACCAGTGTGTCGGCGGTGAAGGATATTTCGGGCTCTCGATCGACTACACCGACGACGATGTATTCGAGCAAGAAATTCGCCTGTCTGCGGTCACGGACCCCTATTCGACCGTACTCGATCCCCTCGCTATCGAACCGTCGGGCGGCGATGCCTCATGGGGTTTCGTCGGGGACGACATTCCGCAGCAGGAATTCAAGAAACGCTGGCCTTGGGCGGCAGAAGTCGGATTTCTCGACGAAAAGAAATGGAACAACAGCGGCTATTGGCTCCAGGAGGATTGCGTTCGCATTGTCTCCTACTGGCGCATGGTCACGGAAGGAACGAAAGTCCTCGCGCTCTATCAGGACGGCACAATCCATGATGTGACCGAAATGGAGGAATTCGAGTACCTCAATTTCGTCGAAACGCGATCGGACGGCTCCCCCTATATCCGTGAAGTTCCGAACCGCTTTGCCCGGCTCTATGTGTGCAGCGGTAATGCGATTCTTGAAGGCCCTTACGATTACCCGATTAGTTCGCTGCCGATCTATCGCGTCCCGGGTTGGGAACTCAACGACGGCGAAAAGGTGCATCGCTGGGGGCTGATCCGGTTTCTCAAGGATCCGCAACGTCTGCACAACTATTGGCGCTCGACCGTCGCCGAACAGCTTGTGGCTGCGCCGCGCAACAAGTGGCTGACGACCCCGGAAGCCGTGAAGGGGCACGAAGCCAAGTGGCGCCGGGCACCGTCCAGCGACGACCCATTCCTGTATTACAACGACGGAGAAACCGCGCCGCAGCACATTCCCCCGCCCGGCATCGACGCGGCGCTTGTCAACGAGGCTGGCCTTGCGACCCAGGATCTCAAGGATATCTCGAATATCCATGAAGCCGCGCTTGGGATGCCGAGCAATGAGGTTTCCAAGGTTGCGATCCAGCAGCGCCAGATGGTTTCCGACGTGGGGACGTACATTTACGTCGATCGTCGCCGCATCGCCGATGAGCGTTGTGCGAAGAACATCAACGAACTGATCCCGTACATTTACGACACGCAGCGGATTGTCACGGTAATTGGCCGTGACGACAAGCGGCTCATGGTGGTGATCAACGATCCCAGCAATCCGAATTCGGACGTGACGTTGGGCAAGTACGGTGTGACCGTCTCGATCGGCCCGGCCAGCGAAACGAAGCGGGCTCTGGCCAACGAACAGATGATGGGTTTCGTCAACGCGATGCCGCAGATTGCCGAGCCGGTGATGCATCTGATCGCCGAAGCGCAGGATTGGCCGAAGAGCGAGGAATTCGCGAAGATCTTCAAGCTGATCGTGGCTTCGAAATACCCGGGTGTTGTCGGCGACGACGAAATGACTCCGGAAATGCGCCAGATGCAGCAGCAACAGCAGCAGATGCAGCAGATGCAGGCGCAGCTTGCCGATGCGATGGCGCAGGCCGATCTTGCAGGCAAGCAGGCCAAGGCTGCGAACGACGAAGCCCGGGCACGTCTCGCCGAAGCGCAGGCGTACAAGGCCATTCTCGACGCGCGCAGTCGCGCAAAGGACGTGGACAGCAAAACCGAAGAACGCATGGCCGGAGTGGATCACCAGGAATTCAATCAGGTGATGAGTGTACTCGACCAGCACAATACCCTTGCCGGCGAAGATCGGGACTTCGACGAACGCAAGCAGACCCAAGAAAACCCGACCAATGGAGAACAGGACGATGAATAGCGCGGGAAACGATAGCACTGCCGAATTCGACGATTTCGTGTCGTCGGGACAGGTGGAAGTCGGCAGCGAAGTTGCCGCCGAGAAGGCATCCAAGGGCGAGAAGCGCCGTGGACCGCCCAAGATGAAGGAAACTCCGGCTGCGGAAGCCGTGATCGACCAGAAGGGCGACGACGAGGATCCGCAGGACACGGATGATCTCGAAATCAACGAAGGCGGGCAGCAGGACGCCGACGATATCGACGATGAGCCCGAAACCGATGCGGAAACCGACGAGGAAGCCGACGAGGAAGAAAAGCCCAAAAAGCCGCGCAAGCCGAGCGATCGAATTCGTGAACTCACGAAGAAAGTCCGTGAGCGGGATCGTCTTGTGGACACGCTCGCGGCTCGACTTGAAGTTCTCGAAAACGGGGGCTTGCCATCGGGAAATCGTGGTGGTAATCAATCTGCGGAACTGCCGGAACCGGACTCTTCCGATACCGACAAGTATCCCCTCGGGCACCTCGACGACCGATATATCGAGGATAAGCTTGAATGGCTCGCCGAAAAGAAGGCAGCCGAACGAGCCGATGCGGTCCTGCAACGTCAGCAGGAAAACGAGCAACGCCAGCAGGTGGAACGCCAGCAGCAGGAATTGCTCGTCAAGGTTGACGATCTCGCCACTCGCGGCTCCGACCTCTTCGACGATTTCCAGGAAAACGTGGTTGAAGCCGGAATGCGGGGCGATTGGGCTCTTTCCCAGGCAACCTTTGAGGCAGCGCACGAAGCCGACAACGGCGCGCAGATCCTCTACGAACTCTCACAGAACACGGCGGAAGCGAAGCGCGTAGCCGGGCTTTCCTCCTACCAGCAGTTGAAGTTCGTGCAGGCGCGTGACGTGGAACTCACCAAGGCAAGTCAGCCACGGCGAATTCCCAAGGCGGGCGATCCTCCCAAGAATATCGCGCGAGGGGCAAATTCCCGGACGCATATCAGCCCGGCCACGGATAGCCTCGACGATTTCGAAAAGGCGTGGGCGGCTGATGCGAAAAAGGGTTATCGTTAATTCGCGGCATCGGAGTGTTCCGATCCGCATTTCAAGGAAAGGGACACTCCGATGGGTGCAGTAACTACCGAACAGCAGAAGCTCGTTCTGAACTCGTTTGCGATGGTGTTGCAGAACAACCTCGTGACCGCCGACGCCGTTTCGTGGAACGAATACGATGGCGAAATGGACGACCGCAACGGGCTCCAGGTTCTCGAACAGACCACTCCGCGCTACACCGTCACTCGCACCGAAAACGGCGTGAAGGATCTTTCGGCTGGCACCGATGGTACGGTGTTCGGTTCGGAACTCTTCGAAGTTACCGGCACCTTCAACGCGAACATGGGCTGGGGCGATTTCGTCAAGATCAAGTCCATCGGTGAAGCCCGCGAAAGCAAGGCACTGCTCGGTGCCGCTACCAGCATGGCCGAAAAGATCGATGCCTACATTCTCGGCGTGGCCGCCCTGGCTTCGGCGGATTGGACCGGCGACGGTTCGACCTCGATCGACGAATGGCTCGATGCGGCTGCGGCCTATACCCGCCTCAAGGAAAACGGCGTCGATGACTCCGAACTTTCCTACATCATGAACCACACCGACGAAATGAAACTCGGTGATCAGGTGGTGAAGCTGCCCGGGCCTGATCAGTTTTCGACCGCGACGTACCGCAAGGGTTTCTCGGGCGAACTGAATGGCATTCGCTCGATGTTCACCAACCAGCTTCCGACGCTCACTTGCGGTACTCGTACCGGGACTGGCGCGAATGTGATGGAAGTTGATGGGGCGAACCAGAACAAGAACTACGCCGATGTGGCGAAGGCTGGCACCGTCAACGGTCGCCGCATGACCCAAACCCTGAATATCACCGACGCCACCACGGCTGCGGCGACTTTCAAGGCGGGCGAAGTCTTCACCATCGCCGGGGTCTATGCCTACGACAACCGCAAGCAGGCTCGCGTTTCGCCCGCCCGTTTGCAGCAGTTCACCGTTGTTGCGGACGCAACGGCCGTGGCTGGTGCCGTGGCGCTGACGATCTTCCCGGCGATCATCGTTCCGGGTTCAGGCGCTGGTGATAACGTCAACATCAACACCGCGCACGCGACCGTGGACGCCGCGCCGGCTGACAACGCCGATATCACCTTCCTGGGTGCGGCGAGTGCCAACCTGGCTCCGCGCTTGCTGATCCAGAAGCCGGCGATTGTCGCCAACACCGTGCCGCTGATCCTGCCCGCTTCGGATACGTCCATGCGCCGCAAGCTCAAGAAAGTGCCGATCTCGGTCCGTATGTGGCAGCACAGCGACTTCGATACCGGCGCGCACGGTGTCCGGTTCGATGTGGCGCTGAATGCCAACGTGCGGGATCGCACGCGGCTTTGCCGGGTCAACGGCAGCTAAGGGCTGCGGTTCGCCTAGTTCTCCGGGCGAATGTTGATAGGCCCCGTCTCGTTCTCCCGCGCGAGGCGGGGCCTTTCGCCCCACAGTTTCAAGATCACGGTGTTTACCACGGGCGGCACCACGACCGAACAGCCTGTTATCAACTTTTCGATCGTCCGCGCTGCGGCATCGTAATCCCGGGAGCGTACAATGGCGCAGTTTAAGGAACACTACGACCCCAAGCCGATGGCCGCGAATTCCACGGCCAAGGTGGGGGTTTCGATCGCGGGATTTCTCCCGACTGTAGCCGGTACGCTCACCGTCACTTCCGAAGAAGGTACGGTTCTGGTGAACGCGGTCCCGGTCACGGCGGGGATATACGTCAAGATCCCGCTTTTGTTTCCCACCACGGCAGGAGGCAAGGTAACTCTTGCTGGCGGCGCGGCGGGCACCCTCTTTTAATAGGAGAACGATCATGCCTAAGAGTGAATGGCCTGCCTGGTTCAATGGCCCGAAAGGCGAAACCGAGATTTTCGAGAGCGCGGACGACGTTCCGAACGGCTGGACTTCCGGCGCTGAAAAGCGCACCGTCAAGGGTTCGGCCCCGTCGCCCGCACCAGCCCCGGCTCCCGCCCCGGCTCCCGCCCCGGCTCCTACCGCTGTTCCCGCCCCGGCTGCGACCGATGGCGACGTTGACGCGCAGGGCTGGCCTTGGTCGGCCGATCTCCACGCTTCGACCAAGGCGAAGACCAAGGACGGACTGTGGCGCATGAAGGTGGGTGTTGCCCGCCCGGCTCCCAAGCCGCTGGACCTGTAATCAACGGGGGATCCTTCCGTGAC